TGTTGCTCAAGCATGAAGTGAAAACAATTCTCGCATTTGATAGTCTGTGACATGGGTTATCCTTTCTAAGAGTTATTTTCGTTAATCACTTCCTGAAGCCAACTGATACCAGCGTGTAAAATTCCCATCTGTGTATAGGCACATTCCATAGGGGATGTTCTGAACCAATATGTGCCGTTAGGGTTTTTAGCCAATATCATAATCTCGGTAAATTCCCTATCACCAGCTTCTTTTAAGGCATCGGCTACCGATTCTGATTTCTGAAATAATGGGATGACTTTGCTCATTTTTTCACCTTGAAGTGGTAAATACTACGGTTTTTAAAGATATTGCATGGTTTACACTCTAACCTAATACCCTTCCAATATATTTTACCGATTGAATCATTCATTTTTTTAATCGCCCTGAAAGTATCAACACAATTTTCACAAATAACTTTACCATCGACCCGTTTAAATCGTTCCATATCTTCACCAACAATTAATTTACGTTCACAAATTATACAGCATATCGGATCAGGCAATTTCTCTTTCATCTTCCTTATCCTTACTAACTACCTTCTTATGTAATTCCCTCTTCTCGGAGAAGCCTTTATCCTTTACCTTACTATCTACATCCCTTATACATCCCTTACCTTCCGGGGGTGAACGCTAGGCGAATAATAGCAGACCTTTCGACTACCTTTCGACTACCTTTCGACTACCTTTCGACGAATTTTCATCCTCATGTGAAGGATATTTAACACTTGGTTTATCTATCTTTTGATGATTCCACCCTGTAACATGCCAATATTCTTTACCATTATTATTGTATGTAAAGATTAAACCTTCTCTGTGTAATTCATCTACACAGTTTTCAATTTCGTTAGGAGGTATATCATCACCAGGGAAGATTTGCATCTTGAGAGTTTTTGTACTAGCAGGATGGTTGCCATTATCATCACAGAAATTCCACATTCCAATGAATAGTAGGCGAGTGATCGGCGAACATTCGACGATTTGTTCAGAAGTCCAAAATTCAGGTTTAACTGTTCTGATCCTTGCCAAAATTACCCACCAGTCTTATCCATATTAAAATCAGAAAAGCCCCTTTGAGTGGTGACGCACTCTCCGGGGCTTTCCTTTTCGGCTGACGGGATAACCCGCCCAACCTAACCTGTGAATAACGCCGTCTGTCGTCACCCAGACAATCAAAGGCATATTCAGTTTTATTTTGTGCTTATCATGATAATTTCACTTTAATTATTGGAGCCGGTTGTAGGACTTGAACCCACGACAAACGATTTACAGGACCGTTGTTCTACCAACTGAACTAAACCGGCAGAGTTTTAAAAAGAGCCTAGGCTCCAGGAGGGACGACCTAGGCTTAAACCAAAAATAGCTTGTTTTGACAAGCCCGTGTGAAATGGATTATAGGCTAAAAAAGACGAATGTCAATCGTTTTTATAAAATTCTTCTACATCGTGAACTTGAGGGTGTCTAATATCCCAAATATCCTTTTGAAGTTGCTTGATAATCTCTGCCGAGGCCCGATGAACAACGTTGTAAAAACACATGCCAGAGGTCAAAACCTTCAAGTGATCCGCTATCTTTTCAGGAGTCCATTTATTTTTCATGGCCGCACCAAATCATTTCCGGGAAGGAAAGTCATAGAACGGCAAGTTACTTTAAAGGGGAAGAAGTTGAAAACGAAATCTGGTGATTTTTTTCAAAATAGGGAGGAACCGATAGATGTAGTGAGGGGGGCGGGAGGGGGGTGAGGGCATAGACAAAATCGCATATCTGTTAATCCATATATAATGGTAAATAGTATGACAGGGTAGAATACTTAGGTAATTACGATCACCACCAGGAGAGCGCGACCAAACAGGCCATGAAGTGAGGACGCTTGACAATGGGTTATACAGGAGAGGATGAATCAGACCTGGAATGCCACATGATAACCTACCGGATTCTACTAGCGTCCGATAATTCATCATTATGTAAAGTACGTTTTTGAATCATTCCAAGGAGTTACTGGAAAGTGATAATTATGGTATGGTTATCATCTGGCATTTTATCTATATATGGTATGCCAGTCATGGCTTATGTTCGATAGCCGGTGGAGTTAACAACTCTATCCCGGCACGCCTTGCAATCCCATTTAAGAGCGCCGAGAGAGCAAGCGCAGTCTCCAGGGAAGCCGGATCATTCTGGACCACTTCCAGGGAGCCGTTCAACTCTATTTTGTCGCCGTATTTCCGGGGATTCAACTTACTTGCGAGCCATTTCCTAGCGTCAATCATGTTCCTAGCTTTGTTTGGATTGTCTTCACTGTCAGCTATATTAACTATCTGATGCGCGACGTAATCCGCCTGTCGGTCTTTCGCGAGTGCATACCATTCTGACAACGCGCCACCCTCACTCACCCATCTAACGACAGCCGAAGGCGCAGGAAAGTATGGTTTACTCTTGCATATATCCTCTAATGACATATCAGAATGCGCTATAATGTTACAGATCACAGCCATGCATCGTTTACGGTTATAGCGATTATTTCCTTTATTGCGTGACATGGTAACTACCTCTCAAGATATAGACATTTTAAAGGCATTATAACCCTATACATCCCCTATAGTCCCCTTTATACTATTATTGATCTTTTTAGATTGACAATTTATATAAGCCATATTACATTTACGTCACCAAGCAGCCAATAATTATTAACAAGGTGCTTTATGATTTACTTTGTCCAATCCGGTAAAGCTGGACCCATTAAAATCGGATACACAGCTAAAGATGATGTAAAAATAAGGATAAACACTTTACAAACAGGATGTATTGAACCCCTTAACTTACTCGGTGTTATGGCCGGCACCGAACTCCAAGAAAAAGCGTTGCATCAATTCTTTCATGCGTACCGGATAAGGGGTGAATGGTTCCAACCTCATCCTAAGTTACTTATGTATATCATGGGATTGATCTTAGGTAAATCAGAATCAGAAATGTATAATAGTTTCACACAGGTAAATGATATTTTCCAGACAAACAACTTTTCCGTAGATTCATATTTAATGCAAATTGATAAGGATATATTAGCTCAATCATTAGAAAATGCCAGATGGAACATAACCGAAGCAGCTAAACAGGTTGGCTTGACAGAAACCCACCGGCGCAAGCTACCTGGTTTTAACCCGAGTAGATAGCCGGGAATTTATGTGTTGATTATACTATTGTTAAACATTATAATATCAACATGGAATATCAAAGAGACGAACACCGAGTCCATCTTGTTTTCTATCACCTGATCTGGTGCCCCAAACGGAGAAAACCAATTCTCAAGGGGCCTGTCGCAAAAGATTGCGAACAGATCATCAGGCAAAAATGCGGTGTTAAGGGGTGGAAGATCCTCGAACTGGCTATTCAGCCAGACCATATCCATCTTTTTATCAGGGCCTTCCCATCAGACTCAGCAGCAGACATCATAAAAGAACTCAAGGGCATCACAGCGAACCAGCTCCGGAAAACTTACCCTGAGCTACTGAAGCTGCCCTCCATGTGGACCCGGTCGTACTTTGCTTCAACTGCCGGCAACGTCTCCCAGGAAACTATTGCCCAGTACATCGAAGCCCAAAAAGGCGCATAATGCCGATTAAGACCTTTGCATACCGGCTGTATCCAACGAAGTCGCAGAAGCAGCTTCTGGAGCAGACTATTGAGACCTGCCGCAGACTGTATAACGACTGCCTGGCCGAACGCCGAGATGTCTATGAGTCTACTGGCCGGTCGGTCACCAAGGTCGAGCAGCTCCGGCGTGTGAAAGAGGTCAAGGCAACCAATCCGTACGCAAAGGACGTCCATAGCCATATCCTCCAGGTTGCCGTAGCCGATCTGGACAAGGCATTCAGAAACTTCTTCCGTAGGCTCAAAACCGGCGAGAAGCCGGGATACCCAAGGTTCAAGGCAAGAGACCGGTTCGACAGTTTCGGCCTCAAGGAATACGGCAACGGCTTCCGGATTACCGGCCGCCGGCTGAAGCTCTCCGGCATCGGCAGGATTGCAGTCCGGTGGCATCGGGAGATCCCGGCCGAACCTTCGACTCTCCGGATAATCAGGAAGGCCGATGGCTGGTACGCCTGCTTTACCTGTGAGGCCGCGGCAGAGAACCTGCCGGCAACCGGGAAGGTCACCGGCCTCGATGTCGGCATCAAAAGCCTCATTACCGACAGCGATGGAATAGAGACCGAGAATCCTATGTGGTATCGGGCCGGACAGAAGAAACTTCGGGTCCTGCAACGCTCCGTTGCCCGAAAGAAGAAGGGCGGCAGCAACCGCAGGAAGGCCGTGGCCAGGCTTCGCACCCATCACCTGAAGATCTCACGGCAACGGCAGGACTTCCTGAACAAACTGGCGGCCCGGCTGATCCGGGAGAACGACCTGGTCGCGTTGGAGGATCTGAAGATCCTGAACATGGTAAGTAATCACCATTTATCAAAGAGCATTCTTGATGCAGGTTGGAATTACCTGGTAAAGCGCCTCACGGACAAAGCGGCAGAAGCTGGCCGTGTGGTCATCCAGGTCAACCCGGCCAATACGTCAAAGAGCTGTTCTGCATGTGGTCATCTCTTCGAGGGATTGAAGCTCTCACACCGCTGGGTAACCTGCCCGAAGTGCAGTCTTTCCCTGGATCGGGACCACAATGCGGCCATTAATATTCTAAATAGAGGGCTTTCAGCACTCGCCTGCAATAGGGACGGACAGTCCCTTTGGGCGCCAAGCACTTTGAAGTCAGAGGTGTTTGCTCAAGAAGCCGTCGGGTTTTAACCCGTGCGGAGTGTCACAGCCGTTC